GTCGTTGCCATCGAGGATGGGGAATCATCATAAGGCTCAAGGAGATACGCTGGGGTCACGTCGACCCCGCGAAACGCATCCATCCCACAAGATTCACGGAAATTGTGTCCGTAGAATGTCTTGTCGGAGTTGACCTCGAGTCCGCACGCGTACAAAACGCGCGTGATGTGCTCGTATGCTCGTGTCGGCGCGATGATATCGTCGCCGAACACGGTGATCTCTCTGAACGTGGACCTCAAAGAGTCCTCATCGAGATTCTCATGTGTCCCGTCGCGCAGGCGTATAGCCCACGCTACGAGTATCGTGAAAATCAAGGTTTGGATCGGAAAGGTACACGCCGAGCCCATGGTTGAGAACTTCCTCAACAACACCATTTCAGGATGTCGTCTTGAAATGTTCTGCCGAACCGCTCTCGTCCTACTTGCGTGGAGTGCGTCCAGGATGTTAGATCCCTGGAACACAAATTCCACTAAGCGGGTTGATATGCGATCGGAAGCCCACGACAAGTCTATCGTCGTGTGCTCGCTATCCATGGAGGAGAGTCGAGCGCGTTCTCTCGAACGCTCTTGACTACGGAACGTGATAGAGTGCCTTAGAAGATCAGAGGCAACTACACGCCCTTCTAGCCACCGCCAGATCCCTTGTTGGATCCATTGGTGCGCAATCGGTTCCGCGCAGATAAGCCTTGGGCCCTTTTGGGACTTAGGAACTGCTAAGAGCCGTGAAGGCAATTCCCGATCAGCTGGTACGTATTCAGAGTCGAGTGACCCTGATCCGAACCAGTCAAAAGGGAAGAGTCCATTCAGCTTCCGGGGCCAGTTAGCGAAGTCGTACTTAACGCCTTCTCTTCCTGACTCGGAGACTGCTCCTGGACCGTGCCGCGGGTGCAAGTCCCAGCTAGGCATCCATCCCAACTCACCTTTGACGATCCGCATGCAGAAAGCACGCAGAGAAGCCCAAGGGTAGTCAGGACGGACATCGTCGCCGAAAAGGTCATTGTTCTCTTCTGGCTTCTCGCCATATAGAGGATGACCGAATCGATACGACCAATTTGGGATATCACTATCCCAAGTGTCCTCGTAGGACTTTGGAAGATGCGCCTCAATTGAGTAGAACTCATCAAGAGTTTGCTCCACCTTATGAGGATGACATTCTAGACGGAGCTTCTTGAAGCAGAAAAGAATCTGCCTCATGAAGTAGACCGCTTCGATGTCAGCATCCCACCGCAGCAAACCTGAATCGTCGAAGACCCGTTCCCAGAGCCCACTCAGTATGAGTGGTCTGAGACCCACCCGAGCAACCCCTTGCGGGATCTTCAGGTGGAGGGCATCACCGAAGTCAAGAGCTTTGTCAAGCTCTTTTCCAAGTGAAGGCAGGGTTATCGTGAGATACGATAACCCACGCGATTCGACATCTCTAAGGAGGCGGTTTAGATTCCGCTTAAATAGAGACTCCAGGTCGAGCCATCGATCGGTTGCATCTGAGTAGATGCTCCTTAAGATGGCTACCGCTAGTAGTTCATAGCTTTTCATTCCAATACTCCTTCATAGGGGTTAGGTTGGAAGTCTATGGTTGCAGTTACTGACATAGTCCTAGACTCGTCAGTCCTCTAGTCTTCTGGGATCCCAGAGCACGGTTGGTTTGCCGTGCCACTGGGGGCGATTGGAATGTCGCCTATCTCAGTTGACGCCGATAGAAATATCGTTGAGGGCTGAATAGGACGTTGCCGACAGCCAAACTAGGGCTGCCTTGGCCACATCGGCCATTGGCACCGGATCCTCGAGCTTGCCCCCGCGCATCGTGAAAGTGAAGCTTTGCTTCTTAATCGTGGTGCTGGGGGTAGGATAGATGACCCTCTCAATGTAAACATTGTGACGGCGCATCACCAAACCATCTCCATCGACGGTGTCGTTGGAATGGCGGATCTTCAGGCTAACAGCGTCAGTGGTACCAGAAAACTGGTATTCACTGCCGTAGCTGTCCTGGTTCACCCGCTGGAGGGTATAACCCGTCCCAGCGATGGTAAGTGTCAAAGTTCCTGCAAACATGCGGTAGCACTCCTAGGTTGCCTATCTACCCCCAGAAAGTCTGAGGATAGTTAGACTTCCAAGGATTGACAGCTTAAAGTTGTCCATAAAGGGCAACTTTAGGTTGAAAGACGTTGACGGTGAGTTCACCGGAAGACGCTCCTTAAAGATCGAGTCGATCGTACCCTGTGTACAGACATCTGTAGCACCGGGCCCGGTCGGCACGGCCTTGTAGCGCCTAATGTTCCAGGACGTCCTCATGATACAGGCCCGTGAGGGTCTGTAGTAAATCATGTTGTAGTTGGCTTGCAAGATGTTAGAAATATCTGCGAACCAATCTATCAACCATGTCCATGGGATGGCCTTCCAAACCGTTATCGGGATTTGCCCAAGGTTAAACCCTAGGGCGCTCTGCAACGCAGAGTTCCATGTAGGAATCTTCCCGACTTGATTTGGATCTCGGACTTTCCAATGAACCACTCCCCACGTTTTGCATCCTAGTTCGGATTCAAACTGTGGAGTGAGGAACAGACCGTATATGCTCCACACGGTAGAAGAACCGCTTGTAGCATAAGATTCGGTCCCGAGTTGAATACGACGGCGTATACCACGACTTGAGTGAGCCCCCTTAATCGTCCTCTGGGTCTTTTCGACCGCTTTGGAGAAATCAAGGAGTTTACCCAAGTCACCTATGAGCGGTGCCCAGCCAAATTGGTAGGCTAGGGTAGCTGCAGCGGCCTCTTTAGCAGGATCTAGGCCAGAAGGCCTTCGAATCTTGTGGAGGAGATCGCCGGCATGTCTGAGCATACGAGGAATATCCTTAAGCTCAAACATGAATAGGGGTAGATTTACACGAGGAGTAAGCGGGCCTGTCATGGCCAGCATCCGGTTAAGGTAGCTAGACAAGGCAGGAACCTGGGTAGGTTTACCCGGGTACGTTCCGTACATAAAGCTAGGGCAATTCTGCAATTGCAGATTACCTGTTGCTTTACTACAGATCGATCCACTATACTTCCTTCTGACTAATTCGAAGGGGTTGTTGCCTCCAAAGTTGCCAGTCACGTCGTCAGTTTGTTCGCGAACGGTGGGATAAGAGTAGGAGAAAGGAGACCCAAACCAGGTCCCCCCTCCACTCGTTATCCCGATAGTTCTCGTCCGCGAACGCGCTGGCATAGTTTGCTCACCGTTAAGTTGTCTCTCGACTGAGGGTCATTATTGAACGGCTGGTAAGCCGCGAGGCGCCCGATTATCG